TTCTAGTATTGGTAACGCAATTTCACGGGCAATTTCGGGTTTACCTTCAACCAATTGCTCGTATAAACGGACTATTTCCTCACGTTTCTTGCGTTTCTTATCCGCTTCTTCTAAAAACTTGCGTTTTTTATCGCCACCGTCATGCGTGTCAATGTCAACAATGACGGTTTTACCAAATGAAAACCCCCATGCGTTGCCAAACGATAAGCCCCAGGCTGAAGCCATTTACGCAGGCCCCCACGGATTGGTATCCGAACCAACGCCATCAACAACATAACCGTTAATCTTGGAAATGTTCACATCTGGCGGTGCTGCGTTCATAGCCGCCAAGACTGCCGCAGCTAATGTTGCGTAGTCAATGTTGCCTGACGCTGCCGAGTTCATCTTATTGCCCATCGTGCCAGCTTCGTTGTATTGAGCCGCCAAAGCACTCCACACGGCTGCTGCCAAACTTTGTGGGGATAAGACAGATTGACCTGTAATGTCGGCTGCTAATTCACCTACCGCATAAGGTGTAAGACTTAACGTACCATCACCTGTCAGACTAGCTTGTACAGAAGCGTAAGCAATTAACGTAGCAGTAACAGCGCCTGCGCCCGACAAGTTACTAAGAAGTTGTAGCGTACCAACCAAACTCGGTGGGGGTGTGACATCACCCGCACCTGTTAACGCCGCAATTAACTGGGCAATTAAGGTCAGATTGCCGTTAGAAATTGTGCCTGTGCCAGACAAGTCACTAATGGCGTTAAGACCGCCTGCCAAAGTTGCCGTAGGTACACTAGAACCATAAATCTGATTGCTAGAACCGATTTGCCCTGCAATTTGCGGGATAAACCAAGTCAAATTTGGATAAGCGCCATTGGGCAAAGCATAATAAGTTAACGCCGTAGTCGTTTGAGATTGCATCATACGGCTACGAACACGACCGCTCTGTGCAAAATTACCCCGTGCGCCATTTTGAACGGCAGCGCCGCTAGTAAATTTTAGCGGCATTTTGTCATACACGGAGTAATTGCCAAGCAAAGCCATATTAGCCCCAAGCTACATCTAAACTGCCGTAATAAGCCGAGTTAGTTGGTGTTGCTGCGCCTGCGTACATTAACCATTGCAAGTTTGCGCCATCATAAATGCGTGGCATTGATGGCAACTGATTAACCAAATCACGTTCTGAGGCGATACCCACAGTCGTTAAAGGTAATGTAAACAATGGTCTACACAAAACAACCACTAAACAACCTGAAGTCATCGTGGCAGACAAGTTAATAGACTCAATTGAACGAATACCCGTGTCACCCGCTTGAAGCGGCATGAATGGGCCATATTTACCAGCGCCCGTACCAGAGTAAATAATTGAACCAACAGGCGAAGTTGTAGTGGCAGTCGGCAAGACTGGGCTTGCAGGAGTCAAACGGCTTGCTGTACCCGCTGCGTTTGTATAGCCCAACTGGATTGTAGGAGTACCCGCACCCATAACCACGGATGGCACAATGTATGCCTGAAGTCCTGCGCCAGTCGTGTAGCGAGGCAAAGTCTGCGTACCTGTAAAGTTTTGAGCGCCAGTCGTAGTAACTGACGAAACGGTAAACATTGCCACCTGATCGACCAACATTAGTACGGCAGGGTTAGATGTAGCAGCAGCTGAATAACCTGACACGTTTAAAATGTTTTTAACTGATGGCGATACCGAACCACCTGTATACAAACCGTTTGGATAAGCCGTACCTGTGATGGTCTGCGCTGTTACAGTCTGCGAAATATTAACGGTGTAAGTACCGCCAGCGTTTGCGCCTGTACCTGTACCTAAAGCCGTAATGTAAGTACCCGCAGTTACGCCTGTACCTGTAAGCAACATACCAACGGTAAAACGACCCGTGCTGTGCGTTGTGTCAGTAAAAGTTGTAGTCGCAATTGAACCACCTAACGCACCTGTTGTGGCAGTTGTAGAAGTTGAGTCAGATAACGATTGAAACGCTAGGTTAGTAGTCGATCCATGCGTTGAATTCTGAAACGGATTACCTGCGCCTGTGGATAAGTCATACCAAACACCCGCAGTCTGAGCCGTTGTTGGCAATGCGTTCTTGTTCCAATCCGTGCGGTTAAATTGCCCTGCTGTAATAGCAGAGATGATTTGATCCATTGATTGTAGTGCCATAATCTATCCCCAAACCGTTTGAATTGTGCCAATAAAGCTATTACTGGACGCTGATGTATTGCCTGTACTTACAAGCATTGAAAGGTATGCGTTATCCGCAATTATCGGTAAATCAAAAAAATCTATAGCTGGTGTACGCTCGGCAGATGCGCCGTTTTCACGCAAGCAAACTTGTTCTAACGGTTTGACCAACACAAACGCAAGCAATCCAATGTCAGGCGTGTCAAACGTCACGCTTTGCACGCTACGAATACCCGTGTCACCAGGCGCTAATGCAAGAAATGGATAATTGCTGCTAGGCGTAGTTGTGCTTGTTGAGCTGTTGTTGCCTGTTGCTAATTCACCCACAATTGATGCCGATCCGCAAGTCTGCGTAGGTGATGTTTGCAGCACGCCACTTTGATTGTAATAAGTAAACCTAAATGTCGGGCTACCCGTTCCCAACATACCCGCCATCTGAACTGCCATGACGCTCACGCCTTGACCAGTTGTGTATCGGGTCAAACTTAACGTGTTATCTAGCACTTGCTCGTCAGTCGTGCCTGTATCAACAAATGGATAATAAAACAGGTAATCACACAAAATATTAACTGTATTTATGCCAGCCGTACCCGACGGCGTAAGTGCTATGCTTTTTAAATAAGTCTGATAACCAAGGCTTGCTACGGGTTGATTGTGCGGTATCCCACCGTTTGCTGATTGACTCATTGGTGCGCCAATCAAGGGAGTGGACGCATAGTAAAACGGCAAAGGATTGCCAGGCGATAACGTAACGTCAAACCATGAATTACCGCCAGTTACAGCTGTAATGTTTTTACGAAAGCCGCCAATAAACGTCTGCCCGTTTTCTTGAGCGTCCACAAATCCTTTGAACGAGGTAATAGCCATTTAGCTGACTGCGCTAGTGCCACGCAAAGCCGCCTCAAGGTTAGCCAAGACAGACGCTTCTTTGTGACCACAAGGTTTGTAGACAATATGCTCAACTAGGAATACAGGCGCATTGCACTCAGAACACAAGTACAAAGGCAATTCACCTTTAGCGAGGTTTGGCTGTTCCAATTAAGTCTCCGTAACTGTTAGGGCTGAAGCATTAAACTGCGGTTGAATACCGGATGCGACTGTTAAAGAACTGTTTAATGCACCCGAATACAAGACATTACCTGCGCCAGTCGATGCAGTTCCAATCGCCACATAGGTCAAAGTCGCACCTGTAGCGCCGCATTGCGGGAACTGGATCAACGCAGCATTGACCGCTGTGTTGGTAGAAACCGTCCAACCTGACGTAGTACGCACAACTGCAATGCGAGTGTAATTGGTGTACGAAGTTTCATTGGTGGATTGACTATTACCCGTGCCTGGGTCTGCCGTGTACAGTCCCACATACAAGTTCGTGTATGGCGAAGACGCTGCATTGTCTGCCATATTTGCCCAAGCTGTCGCATTAAAGATCAGCTTGAGTATGTTTGTGCAAGTAATTACTGACTTTGCCATGATTGCGCCTTAATTAAGAAAACTAATGTTAAACATTGTATCTTTGCATACTAAATTCTGCAATTTTAATCACTTATGACTTCAACCCCAACAACTCGACCGTCAGAACCCCTAATTACCTTTTTAGGCGCTACCAAGGATTTAACAGCACTTCCCAATTGGGCTAATGTTTGACCGTGCATTGCTGCCATATTGTCGCTTGATGCTGCCATTTGCGCCATTGCAGCGTTAATATTTTGACTGATTTGGTTAGTCAATTGCGTAGCTTGTGCATTGGCTTCTTCAACGCTTGAATCGGGGTTCGCAGACAACAAGGCAATTGTAATCTTGGTTGCTGCGTCTAATTCGCTCTTATAACGCTCTTGACGCTCTTTAACTTGCAACTCTTGGTTAGCCAAAGCCATCTCAAACTGTTGTTTTTGTGACTCTAACTGAGCCTCTGCTTGCATCTTCATTTGCTCGACTTGCATATCAAACTGGGCTTGCGTTTGGGCATTTTGTGCGTCTGCTTAAACACGCAATTGGTCTGCTTGCGCAGTGGCTTGCATTTTCATCTGCTCAATTTGTTGCTGACCTTGCATCTTAATCATTTCAGGACTTGGGGGCGGTGGCGTAGGATTAGCAGCCATTTGTTGCTGCTTTTGCTTTAATTGATCCATTGCCTGATCTATTGCGCCCTCAATCGGCTCGGCTTTCTTGTAAGCGCCCACTCCAAACTTGACCAGTTCGATCAGCATTGGCACTAATTCCGGTGCTTGCTGACCCATTGGCAAGGCTTGGGTTAAGAATCCACCCATTGCTTGTAAGAACTCAGTACGCTCACGCTTATTTTGATTTTCGTCAATCTGCACCAAGCTATCAGAATCAACTTGAATACGGAAATTACGCAAAGGCTTGTCTTGCAGCAACATTAACGCTTGGGGGATCAACGCTTGATCTGCAGGGTTCATTGCTTGGGCAGCTGCGTATTGCAAAATCGTTGTGGGTTGAAACTTAGTACAAATAACCTGCGCTTTTAGCTGGAATAGTTCACTAGCAAACAAGGCAACGTCCTCCTGCATTGCACGCAGCCGCAGTCCCGCATACTGACCCTTAATCTGTTGGGCCGTTGCGGTTTCACTAGCTGAAGTCTGTCCCCGAACAATGTCTGAAATACCTGTGATTTCATAGATTTGGTTTTTGATTTCATCTCTTGCCCGATAGCATTGCAACAGAGCATTAGACAACGTATCCAAAGGCAACAGGTCAATTGAGCCTTTTAAGCCGCCTTTCTCAGAAAACGCCATCCACTTATCAACTGGGATAAGGGTGTTGTTATCGCCTTCAGTTAAAAGACGCTGCAATGTGGGTTGTGATGCGTCATAGACCCCACGAACACGCAGAGCCTTGACCAACCCGTCGATGCGGTCAGTCAGAATGTCTAATTCTGTTGCTTGATCTTGATACAGCACGAAGTCAGGCACAGGCACAAGCGTGTCTGAAGTCATTGTGGCGTACAAAGGTTTGGCACATGGAAAAAAATTCTCTAGTTCTAGCGGATCGTCACGCTCGTCAAGAATGTCTGGGCAACTCTTACTGATCCAGTAGACTTTGCCGCTTTCTTTATCCCAAATCTCGCAAATCTTAGCCCGTGTAAAGTCTTTAGATTGGGTGGAATACTGTTTGTTGGTTTCCGGCCCTGCATCCAAAGGTATCTTTTTAGCCATTTCCTCGCCAAATCGTTTGGCAAGGCTTTCTTTAGTCATGTACACCCAGCGCCAAACGGAGGGGACTTCTTCCCATGTCCGTGCGACTGCGTGTCCAAAGTCTTTCCAATGCACATAGTCAGTCGGCGCACATTCGTACTCAATTTCCTCTTGTGGCTCGACTTCCTCACCCATAGCGCCATCAACGCCAGGCATCGCAGTCTTGACTTGTTGACCGCCTTCTTCGTCCGGCTCGTCAACGTCTTCAGTTACTTGAAATCCGTCTTCAGGTTCATCTTGCGCCCGAACGTGCGGCTCATAGCGTACCCAAGCAACCCCACGACCGCCTAAGAATCTATCCTCGACTGCGTGCTTCATTGTCGAGCGAAAGTCGGTGTAATGCTCAATCTCAAAGTCTAGCGCACGCTCAATTAACTGGCTTGCAACCCTAGCAACTGGATCGTTATCGCCAAACCTACGGGCAACGTCAGCTTTTGGCAAACGAGCGTATACCGCAGGGATTAGGGTTTGTACGTTAGACCACAGAATGTTGAATTTAGCGGTTTCGTTCGTGTTTTGATTGCGGTTGTCATCACGATAACGCTTAACAATCTTGTTAACACGCCCTTCCCACTTCTTAAATTCATTGTCGTATTGACTGATAACATTCAGCCACTTTTGAACGCCAGTAAGTGCTTCCATCTTAGATTCTCGCAAAAATTACGTCACGGTTAACCCGTCCGACAATTTGATAGCCCCAACCTTCAAGCAAATCGACCGTATCTTCATTGCTATAGCCATACCGACTGCCCAAACCCTTGAGTTCAAGCGTAATAACCGGATAGCTTTTCTTAATCGTTTGTTCCGCACCTAATAGTGCTTGATGTTCTGAACCTTCAACGTCTAATTGCAAGAAATCGCAATCTTCTACGCCGTAAGAGTCAATAGTCACAACTTTAACGTCAGTTCCCTCTTTTAACTGGTGCGCCCCAATGTTCTCAGGCTGAATATGATCCATTGCCGCTGTGCCTATTTTGTCACCAAATGCAGCACGATCATGCTCAATATTGGTCATTCCCTCAACATTTAGCAATAAAGCCGCATAATTGACCGGATCAGGCTCAACGGTAATCACACGATCAAATCGGTTAGCCATTGACGCAGGAAAAACACCCACATTACCGCCTGCTTGAATTACGGTGCGAAAGTTCTTAACGTATACATAACTAATTGCTAGGTCAGGCAATTCAGCCAATATCGCACCGATACAGCACTCGTCAATATCAGGAACTTGCCAACCTTCAACCAATTTCATACGGAATCCTTGTTTGTTCCCACGGACGAGGCTTGCCGTGAAATATCACCACTTTGGCATCGTCTAACCCGTTCGGTAAAACGTCTGCCTTAAAACTTACTATCCCATCACAAATGTCTTGCCAGTACGCTACTCGACCTTTCATGTGGTGTTCGATGTAAGTCTGGTCACCACCCGCTGCGTACATCTGTAAATCAGCAAACTTTTCGTACAACTCTACAGGCTTAGACCAGTACATCATGCTAGATTGCATTGCTTTTGGGTTGTATTGACCACGATAAACGTCACGCATAATCACAAAATCGTGCTGCTTTGCTGCCTCAAGTATTGCCGTGCAGTCACCAGTCAAGACGGTATCCAAGTCAAAGTACAGCGCACTTGGCATTCTGAATAATTCCATCTTTGCCCACCATCCCTCCCAATCATGCAGCAAAGGGATGGTTTTGCACTCTAGATCAACATCAGACAAACAAACAAACTCATGCGGAGGCAGATACTTAGCGCACATTTTTTGCAGCGCATAAACGTGCTTCGGTTCAAAATCCCCGCCTGAACGTAATACACTTGCTACGATCATGCGGTAAAGATACCCACAGCCATGACTTCAACGCCTGCACCAGTTGTAATCTTCCACGCACCGTTTGCAGATACTGCATTTAATTCAATGTTAAAACATCCAATACCAGAAAGGTTAGGCAATACAGTATGCGTCAAAATACCCGCGCCTGAGCCGTCAACAATTTGAACTGCGGACGTTGCAGACGTTGTGACAGTACAGACTAATCTGTGAATATAGTCACCGACCGCGCCAGTTCCGCCTAATACTTGTGCGGTTTGGCTTGCTGCAACGTGTTCATAAAAATAACGATAAGGATTTGATACGCCACTCATAATCTGCTACTCCTAGTTGGTTTGTGGGTTGCCCACATATCTTCAAGCGTTACTGTGTTCTCTGGGCCAACCATCAACGGTTTAATCGTGTCCGGTGGTTTTACCTTTGGTTCTAACCGCCAAGCAATTGCCATCATTCTAAAAGCGTCTGCTGGGTGGCTTGTCCAATCATGCCTTGGTGTTTGCCTAAATGCCTTCTTATCCTCGTCATACTCACGCTGATATTGCCTAAGTGCCTCTAGCCCATCGTGTGTGCGTTCAGCATCAAACCAACACATCGGCAGCATTTGTCTTACTGCCTGAATCCCGTCTTGCACCGACAAGTCAGGCACAATTGCCATATTGTTAATACCTAAAAACTCACTCAATTGCTCAATTACTGACTTACCCGCTGCCGCTAGTGTTTTAGCCCTTGCATCGTGTGGTAAGTAATGTTTTCCGTATTTATACGGCTTTTCTACGACTATTTTAGCTATTTCTGCAA